ACGACGATAGCTTGCATGTCGAAGTAGTTGAATTAGATTGGTTGATCGGCGAAGAAACAGAAAAAAAGGCCGAATATATTATCATGTCGCAAACGGCTCCGAAGAAACTTTCTGAATCAGCGGCGTATCAACAGTGTGCTTGGTGCGATATGAAGGGCATTTGCCATCAAAACGTGCCTATTGAAAAGAACTGTCGTTCATGTTCTTTTGCGCAACCTGTTGAAGATGGCCAATGGCATTGCAATAAACACGAAGCAATTATTCCGCGCGAATTTATACCAAACGCGTGCCCCGAATACAATCCGATTGCATAATGGAATTCCGACCCTATCAAGATGCCGCAATACAGAGCATTTTCGACTACTTTGATGAACCGACACCGAAGAAGTCCAAGGGTCGGAATCCTATCGTCGCGATGCCCACAGGAACAGGCAAATCTGTCGTAATTGCGGGTTTCGCGACTCGCGCGCTGCATATGTTTCCGCAGTGCCGAATTATGATCTTGACTCACGTAAAAGAGTTAATTAGACAAAATTCCGAAAAGTTATCGTTAGTTTGGCCTAATGCACCATTTGGCATTTATTCAGCAGGTTTGAAAAAGCGTGAATCGTCCAATCCTATAGTATTCGGCGGCATTGCAACAGTTCACGACAACGAAGACGCATTCGGCGAGATTCATTTAGTTTTGATCGATGAGTGTCACTTGCTTTCGCCAAATACTGCAACGATGTATCAGCAGACAATCGAACGGTTGAAGAAAAAGAATCCGTTTTTGAAAGTCTGTGGGTTTACTGCAACTCCGTATCGTATCGGGCAAGGTGCCTTAACTGATGAAGGTCTATTTACAGATATTTGCTACGATATAACCGGGGTTGAATCATTTAATCGGCTTATTGCTGAAGGCTATTTGTCACCACTATTTCCATTGCGAACGCAAATTACGCTAGACGTAAACGGAATAAAGCTGGGATATGATGGTGACTACGATAAAGAAGCATTGGAAACTGCCACACTAAAAATGATGTGGCAAGGTATGCAAGAATTCGTCCAATATGGATGGAATCGTAAATGCTGGATGGTGTTTGTGCCTAACGTTAAAAGTGCCGAAGCTGGCGCAGAAATGCTTAGGGCGTTAGGTGTATCGGCAACCTGCGTTCATGGGGGCAATAAAGAATTTTCGCTAACGCAGAAGGAATCGGATCAACGGCTTGCCGATTTCAAAGCCGGTAAATACAAGGCGATTGTAAATGCGAATAAGCTCACGACGGGTTTCGATCATCCTCCGATTGATCTTATTGGTATGTTTAGGGCTAGCACAAGCACTGGTTTATGGGTGCAAATGCTTGGCCGCGGAACTAGGCCATTTGATTGGTTTAGACTAAAAGCATCGGAGCGAGCGCAATATGCAGCATACGAAGGATTCGTTAAGCAAAATTGCCTTGTCGCAGATTTCGCAGGCAATACGCGACGGCTTGGTCCCATCAATGATCCGATCAAACCTAGGAAGCCCGGCGATAAAGGTGGCGACGCACCTGTTCGTATTTGCGACAATTGCGGCATATACAATCCAGCCAGCGCACGATTTTGCATGGCATGCGGACTTGAATTTCCAAGAGAAACCAAACTTGTAAGTGCCGCATCGGATGCGCCTTTGATTGCAAATGATGTTCCAGAACTCGAATGGTTTGATGTCAAATTTGTAATCTATCGCAGACATGAAAAAGCTAACAAACCATCATCGGTTGCCGTCTCATATCAAACTGGGCTTTTGAGCAAGCCATATAGAAAATGGATTTGCCCGGAACATACCGGTTTAGCTCGCAAGGAATTCGTTGATTGGTGGCGCAAAGTTGCAAATACAGCCGCAACTGATGAACCGCCAAAAAGCGTAGATGAATTCATTGTTAGGCAAAACGAGTTGAAAATGGTTAAACGAATTAAAGTTTGGACCAATGCACCCGGATTTCCGCAGGTGATGAATGATGAATACTAGGCTTCGTAATGGCGAAAACGATACGCTGCATCTTTACGTTAAAGCTGCAATAAATGATTTCGTAAGTGATTCGAAGAATGGTATAATGCGAAGTTGCATTAACTGTCAAAACTTTGACGAAAAAGGGGTGTTTGGCCCTGCTGAGTTTTGCAAGATAGCCAGTTGTCGGCCGCCTGCGCGAGTCATCGCATTCGGCTGCTCGCAACATTTGGACGAAGAATCAATTCCGTTTTAAGGTTTTAATATGGCAACGCGTGGAAGACGTAAGGCAGACAGCACAAGCAAAATTTCACTTGTGCAGGCACTTGCATTCGCCGAAGGTGTATTGAAGTCGGACCGTGATTTCAAGCAAAAGCACGTCTATATTGGACATGGAATGCTTGTGGGCTTTGACGGTACGCTGGCTGCAGGTCATCCAATTAGCGAAGATATAGAGGCTGTACCGCATTCTGGCAAGTTACTAAAGGCGCTCGAAAGATCAGATGAAACCGTACAGGTAACGTTGAATGATTCAAAGCGGCTTAGTGTTAAAGCTGGCAAGTTTCGCGCAGTCATCGAATGTTTGGATGTAGGTGAGTTTTATTCCCCACAGGGTGACAAGTCGATTGCTGTCATCGGCGAAACTTTACGCGACGGATTCAAGGCAATAACACATATCGTAAATCACGAAGCCGATAAAGTGCATTTTGCAACAGTGCTCATACGCGCCGGTTCAATGATGACAACCGACGGTAGAACATTATTTGAATATTGGCACGGAATTGATTTGCCGGAAATGGCACTTCCGAAAGCCGCAGCTACAGCAATAACGAAGACTGATAAGAAACTTGTAGGCTTCGGATTCAGCGGGCATTCGGCAACGTTTCATTTTGAAGGCGGCGCCTGGATTCGCAGCCAGCTTTTTGCCGACCGCTGGCCGGACGTGAGCCGTGTTCTAGACGTTAAAACGAACGCATGGCCTGTATCCCCTACCCTCTTCGCTGCGGCACGCGCTGTGCGCCCTTTCTGCAAGCCGGATGATGAGGCGCTGACCTTCTTTGACGAGGCGATAGGCTCGCACAGTTTGCTCACCGAGGGGGCAGTACACGAGGTTCCAGGGCTGCTCGCAGGGCCAGTATTCAACGCCGAACAACTGGCGCAAATTGAACCACTTGTAAAGACGATTGATTTCACAACGAAGCGAGGGCATGCTTACTTTTTCGGGGATAATGTTCGCGGTGCGATTGCTGGAATGGGAAAGTCGGAGCAAGCGAAACCAGCCCCGAAAACATTAACAACCGAAGAACTTAAAGACATGCGTAACGATATTCCGTATTGACTATGTTCTTCAACGAATCCCCACAGTTCAAGCGCAAACGTGGTCAGCCTGGACCGAAGCGAGAATTGCACCGTGCCGAACGACCGACTAAGGCGCTCGATTTCCTGACGTATGAGGAAATCCGTGCTTCTGTGGGTAATGAATACACGGTTGACGTGGAGTGCGCTCCGAACTTCTTTTTTGTTGGCATGAAGCATAAGGCTTCTGGCAAAGTTACATCGGTTGAGTTATCTCCTGATGTTCCTGTGCTTGATCGGGATTTGCTAGGCTTTATTTTGTTTGGATGTCTGAATGTGACGTTCAACGGTAATAAATACGATATGCTCATGATGTTTGGGGCTATGTCAGGCTTGAATAATGAATCGTTGAAAGAACTTAATGATTTCATTATTCTTGAGGGTGCTACAGCGTATGACGTGCAAAAGCGATATGGTTTTCGTGTCCCGCGCCACATTAATCATATCGACTTAATTGAAGTTGCACCGTTATCTGAATCGCTGAAAACTTACGCAGGTCGGTTGCATTGCAAGCGAATGCAGGATTTGCCGTTTAGCCCTAACGATCCACTTACAGCAGAAAACGCAATGATTACGCGCCACTACTGTATCAACGACTTAGATAATACCGAATTGCTTCGCGATGAACTGCGCCCGCATATTGAACTGCGCGAAAAATTAGGTAACGAATTTGAGCTAGATTTGCGCTCTATGTCGGATGCGCAGTTGGCAGAAAAGATTATTTGTCGTGAGTATCATCGTATTACAGGCGAATGGCCGAAACGTCCGGGATTCTTTCCCGGCGCTACATTCAAATATGAAGCACCTTCATATATTGCGTTTAGAACACCTACATTGCAAAAGATGCTTGCGGATATTCTTGGTGCGACAATTACAGTTGGCGAATCTGGACATGTTGAATGCCCGCCTGAAATTGAAGGCGTAACAATTCAAGTGGGCGATAACATATATAAAATCGGCATGGGCGGCTTGCATTCTCAAGAGAAATCCCAAACGATTCGCGCTGATTCAGAGTACGGTGTTTTTGACCGTGACGTCACCGGTTATTACCCAAATCTTATCCTTAAAAATGGATTCTATCCAAAGCACTTGGGATTAGAGTTTCTAACAGCATTACAATCGATTGTCGATAAGCGATATGCGGCGAAAAAAGCTAAGGAAATGGTTACCGCCGACAGTTTGAAGATTGCCAGTAACGGAACCTTCGGCAAACTATCTGATCCGTATTCGACAATGTACGATCCTAAGATGATGGTTCAAACTACGTTGACTGGTCAATTGTCTCTGCTGATGATAATTGAATATTTGGAAGAAATCGGAATTCGCGTTATGTCCGCAAACACGGACGGTATTGTTATTCATTGCTTGCGAGGTCGCTATGCAGAAATGGTCAAAGCGTTCCAAGTTTGGGAACAAATCACCAAGTTGGAAACAGAAGAAACCGAATACACCGGCTTATATAGCCGCGATGTCAACAATTACTTTGCTGTCAAACCTGACGGAGAAGTCAAGAGTAAAGGAGTCTATACCGAAAAAGGCTCTGCGCTTAACAGTCGTCTTTCAAAGAACCCTGAATCGCTTATTTGTTCCGATGCTGTCAAAGCTTTTCTATCGAAAGGCGCGTCAATCGAATCATTCATCCGAGATTCCAGAGATATACGACGTTTTGTAAGTATTCGAAAAGTTAAAGGTGGTGCCCACAAGGATGGCGAATATCTCGGCAAAGTCGTTCGGTTCTACTATTCAAAAGAAGAACGCGGGTGCATTCAAACAGTCGAATCTGGCGGCAAAGTTCCAAAGACAGACGGTGCTCGACCATTAATGGATTTGCCCGACAGCATCCCGTCAGATTTGAATTATGAATATTATGTAAAGGAGGCTACCGATATTCTCCACGATATAGGATACTTCCCGAAGCCTAAACAGGCTGCGCTTTTCTTTTAACTCATGAGGTTGTTATGTCCGCTGTTAAGCTTTCCTTTCTGTTTGCCCCTACGGATGTTGCTGCGAGTGCCGCTGTCGCGTCTTTTGCCGTTTCGACTGTTGGTTCCGACGGTGTTGCGCAATCTGCAACTATTGCACTTGGTCAACTGCAAGCGCAAACCGATGGCACGTTTGTCGCCACCGTTGACATTGCCGATGGCGTGCTGCCCGTAGGCGCGTTCTCCGGGTCCATCCAGGCGCTTGACGCTTCGGCCACTGCTGTGGGCACCTCGGTGTCGTATTCGGGTGAAATTCCCGCTGTTGTGCCAGTTAATCCGGTCAACTTGCAACCGATTCCGGTTAGCGTTACGGTGACGGTTGCTTAAATGGTTTATTGGCTTTGCAGGCTGATTAGATGGGCCTTTGGCAAGCCTAAACCAAATTTGCAGCCGATTCCAGTTGCCGTAGTCGTCAGAGTGCGACACTAAACAAAAAGCCCCTTTCGGGGCTTTTTTCATGGGACCATGTCGTGTATCGGGTTAGGTATTGTTGCTCGCTGTGGATCATTTTCATAATAGCGATCATCGTAATTAATCGCTGTAATTTCAACTTGTTGTTTTTCTTTTGATTTTTTTTCACTAACCAAGAATGCTTGCTGTCTTGGTTTACTGTCCCATGTAATTAAATATGTAGTTTTTGCATAGTTATCTACTGAAGTAATCAGTGTCAAACGTGGCGCAGTTGCCAATGTCAATTGAAGTTGATTGTTAATTGTGCAATTGATACTTTGCACAGAACCATCCGACAATTGCAAGAAAATTACGATCTGCTCATCGCCTGCTAGTGAACGTGCTTTACCAATCGGCTGCGATGTTGTCAAAGTCAACCCATCAACTTTTACTATTTCACCGTCAAAAGTTTCAGTGCGCGTATTGTCTGCAACTAAAATTCGGTCATTCGTTACAAGCATTTCTGATTCTTGCGTTGCTGTAAATTGAGTTGTCGTATTTTGATACCGTATTTTATTCCACGCACGATATGCTTGTAAATACGCTTGATTATAGTTTCTAACACCTACAGACTTAATTTCTTTCGGGTTTACTGCCGATTGATCTTCTGGAACGTAATAAACTACAGACGATTCATCAGTTGGATCGATCCATGTATAATTTACACCATCGACATTATCTTCATTGCCGAATCTAACCGATCGTGTTTCTGATCCCGGTAATTTATTGCGATGATTGAAAAGAAGTAAACTGTTTTCAGTTTTACGCTCAAGTGACAATTTGATAACATTACCGCGACGATATGCTGTGCAAAAACATGCTTGCGCAATATAAGTCAATGTTTCTTCGGCTGAAACATTAGTATCATCAAATGTATAACAAAATTCTCCGGCTTGTGCATTAGCTCCAAAGTACGAAATAATTTCTGACGATGCATTGTAAAAACTATCGAAGTCAATTTCGGCGGCAGTTCTACCACCAATCTTTGGATCAAGACATACAAATGACATAATGTCAGCAACGTCATTTGTACCCACAAGAGTCGTGCTGAATGTCGATCCGCTAATGCGCTGCGGCAATTTCCGTGTAACAAGCATATTTAACTTGCGATCTTTGACCGAAAGTGCACCTTCGGTTGCAATCGTCACCGATTGCACCGTTGTTACGTTGCCGAAGTCCCTTTGCGTTATCGGATAGACGCCGTACATATCGCGCCATTTAATCTCATCAACAGTCGTTCCGCTAAAGGTCGATTTGTTAGTTGTTCTACGCATGCGAACACTACAGCGACCCGGTGTTGGTAAATCGACAACCGAGGTAAATCCCTTTGAAGTTCTAGTTGTTCCGCCGCTACTCACTCCACCTGTAAACGTTGCCGCGGCACCCGTGGGCACGTTGTGGATATCAACGGGTGTAACTTCGATTAAATATTCTGATTTTGTACCGTATACACCATCGTTATCTTCTTTGTACATTCCATTTTCAGCAGCGACGTTTATATATAACTGCGTGGCGTCGCTTTTTGCCATAATGAATGGACCAACCCACGGAATTGCAGGATTGGTTACTCGAACATTCGAACCGGGCGCACCTGTGGTCGAATTTATAGAATCCCATGCTGAGTTTACCAACTGAGGATTCAAAAGCGTTATTGTATCTGAACTTGATGACGCAACTTGATAAGTTCCAGCAATATCAACGAAACCCGAACTTACGCCAACGTATGTAGTCCCGATCACTAGTGCGTCACCGATGCTAAACATATCGCTAAAGGTAACATCGTTTTCAGTAGCGACAATTTTATAATTACCGCTGCCGTATACGTCCATATGATCTGAATAATATGTATTAGCATCGGGCGCAATTAGCGTTTGACCGTTAACCGATGTATATCTAGTTACGCCGACAACTAGTCTATTTGCGGCAGTTCCAATCGTTAATTGCGGAGCAGGTGTTACCGAATTTGGCGAATTTCCAGGCGGAAATATCTTAACGGATGCTCCGTCGATTTGACTGATTAATGTGGTGTCGTCACATACGTCCGAAACATTGTAAGCACCTTTCCCAATGCACATAAAGCTATGTTCAACTTCAACGTTGTTTTCGAAAATCTTATAAGGGTTGGCTAACAAGTCTGGAACGCTTCGCACAGTTCCAAAAATATCGGGAATCCGTGCATTTGGTCGCGCGGTATTTGTGCGATCACTTAATGAGTTATTTGGTGATGTTGCAGTGGTGCCGGACGTAGTCGGTACAGCAGTTTTAATTGATAAAACCACTGCAACCGCAATTAACGCTACAATGATATATCCAATGTATGGAATTAGCGGAGCACCCGGATATGTCACAACATAAAACGGCCCTTCCATTTCTGTAAACTTTGCAAAGTCTTTTTCGCAACGAGGGGTAACATCGGTTTCTTCAGAAATGTTATTGTTATAGATACACAATGTTTCAGGCATTTTTCCCGGAAACTGTTGCATTACAAAATCTAAAACATTTTCGCATTCGTGTTCACTGAATTCTGTGAAATCTAACGGATTTGAAAATAGCGTTACTTTTTTCATTTGTAAAAACCGATTCGTTTGAATGGAAGCATTGCAAGTTCCAACGGTTCAAATTTTACGCCGTTGCGATCAATATGCAAGATGCGACCGTTTTTAAAAATGCCCACATGGGGGGCTGCGCCAGTTGCACGCATGAGCGCTAGACAAGGCGAAACCGGGCCATCTTGGCGTTTAAATGCGCGACGTAGGGGGTAGGTAGCATGGCGCGCGCTACGGGGCAAGAGGAAGGATTCCAGGCGGTCACGCATCGGTTCGCCCGTGAATTCATCCCAAACTTCGCAAACGAAATGAGCGCAGTTATATAAATCGGGATCGTATTTGCGACCTAGATATTTATCGATGCTCATAAAAAGCCGCGAAGCGATGGGAACCTGTCCATAGAATACACTTCGCCAGTCTTATTAATATTCATTGATGGGGCTTGCGCATCAAATGCAGCCCCTTCGCGCGTCATTGCAAGGGTGACAATTTGCAAAACAACTGGACCAAAAAGAGGGGCGCTTAAATCATCAGAACGATATGTTCGATATGTGCAAACTGGATTGACATCAAATGTATTAGCAGCTTCAACTAAGTCTAATTCCGTGGGAATCAATTCTCCCAAATCACCGAGAGTAATTGAAATCTTTTGATCTAGATTGTCGCGAACGCCAGTGTCGCTAATTTTCAATGGATAATACTCAAAAGTTTGTGTTACTCCAGTTTCTAACGTTGCAGTCAAACCCGCAACGTTATTTCGCACGATCCATTTCGTTGACGAAAACGACGGATGCGAAATTTCAATCGTCTCTAGTTGAACGATTGACGACGACGAATTTAAGAAATACTCGGCGTATGCTGACATTTTATTTCTTCATATCGCTATTAGAACGTCGATCATAGTGATATGCATTCTTGCAATGATCGGGCTCCCAAAAGAACAAAGTTTCAATAAATTTCTTAGTCCATTTGAAATTACCGCTATCTCTATTAATTCGATAAGCGACGGACGAAAGCGTTTCACGATCATCACCGCCGATTAGCGCATTTACTCCACGATCAAATGCGATTAAAAAATTCAGGATGCGAGCCATACAATCGCCTTTACTTGTTCAATAGCTGTTGCCGAATTAACTTGCGAAATTAAACTGTCGTATGTATTGAAAGAACCTTGAACTAAAGAATCTAACGCAGTACCCACAGCAATCATATCCGATGCCGAAAGGCTTGCGGTAGAGTTGTCAGCCAAAATCCATGTTTTTGGAAAGGCTGTAGCTGCGGTTGTGCTATTGCTAGCTAGCGCAAATGCGCCAGAAATTCTAACTTGGGAAACGGCATTGCTATCGAATGTTTTACTATTCCAAGTGAATCCGCCATAAACAACAGCATCCCGTGCAGACTTCAGCAATTCTTTTTGACTTGCTTTTACGTCATCCAACGAACGATCATCGATTGCACCAGCGATAAGCGATTTAGTTGTTAAATCTACGTGCCAAGACCCGTCAAGCATCTTATCGATTTCAATCCAAGAACAATTGGTCGGAGTGCTCGCATCAATGTTTTCCGGAGAACTGTTTAAGCAATAGCGAACAGAACCATTGGATTTCTTGTAAATTGCATAGAAATTTTTCATTTCTGATACTCCACCATCGATATATAACGTTGACCCGCGTATGTGGTAGCTGAAAATGTCAACCCTAGTTTAAGATCGGGGGTTGTGCCGTTTGAGATTGCCGAAACACCTCTAATTGCAACATCGTAATATAAACTAACTGCTGTTCCTGGGGAACCTAAAGAATCGCTATCTAGAATAGTAATTGCTTTACCTGTTATGGGCACATTGTTTCCAGTGCCAGCCACGAGGTATCCGTATTCTCCAATCGCTTGACTGGACCAGATTATTGTAGCAACACCGTTAACCACTCGACGCACAACGACGTCATATGTAATAGTTCCGCTCCAGCTTGTTGCCGTAGAACTATTGGTATAAAAATTGCCACCGAATCCAACGACATTTATTTGACGAGAGCCGTAACAATATGTGGTGTAACTACTTGTCTGACAAAAAGAATTGTATATTGTTGAATTTGTGCTTGGAGTAATGTAAGCAAATTCAACATATTCATTAGTACCGCCCGGATAAGCAGTGCTATAAACTTGACAAATAGCACCGCCGTTAATGGATTTTGTAGTAATCGAATCCGTTTCGATTTTATTTCCGTGCAACGTTGCGATGTATGCGGTATCGATGTAAACGCCAGCACTAACGGTAATGCCGTTAATGACCGTGTTTGTCGTTTGAACAATAAACGGAATCGATGTGCTCAATCCATCCGAACTAGGCGCAGCAATCGCAAATCTGTCAGCACGAACAATAAATTCGCTGCTCGGTGTTCCATTTCCAGCGGTGCTGTATAAGCCAAATCCGCTAACGTAGCCATCGACATCAACTTTTACGTAATACTGCGCTTCAAGCTGCCCGTTCAAAGTCGCTTGCGTTCCTGCGAACGTTGACAATGAACTATTTACACCGTTTATTGCAGTTGTTAATGTTGTGGCCGAAGATGCAATTGCACCATCAATGGTCGATGTTGAATAGGTGTAACTGTTTACATAAGATTCAGCAGAAACAACAGCGGCATTAGCTGCACCGTTTGCATAAGATTGATATGCTGTTGTTAAAGTTGACGATAGGCTGGACAACGCGCCGTCAGTGGCAGTTTTGCTATATGCGTATGTTTGAACATACGATTCAGCATTGCTCAATACTGTAGAACCTACACCATTCGCATACGTTTGATAATTAGTCGTAAGCGTTGATGCCGAAGCAGCAACGGCACTATCGATAGCCGATTTAGAGTAAGTGTAATTATTTGCGCTTGCTAGCGTAGCTGAATCGGCAGATTGGTAGGCGGTCGTTAAATCAGTTCCCGCTTGAGCAATTGCGTTGTCAACTGTGACTTTGTTATATGCGTAATTGCCAACATAAGTTGAGGCGTAGGTTTGGGCGGTGCTTAAAGTATTCGTATCGCCAGTTTCACGCGCTGTTACTTCATCGCTAAGTGCACTCACTCTAGCGTCAGTTTCAGCCTTAACACGAGCGGCAACGGAACCGGCAGTGGTCGAAGCTGCATCGATCAAGTCAATGCGAGAGCCTAATTCGCTGTATAACTGCGACTCTGTAATTTGACCAGTCAACAAAGTCAACAGTTGGTCAACTGTTGTTCCAGTTGCAGCCAATGCCGCAATCTGCGCAACTGTCAATGTAACAGTAGCACCATTTTGATCGACGGGGATAATTTCCGTACCTGTCGGGGTGCTACCTGTGGGCAACTGACTAATCTTGTAAGCTTCGAGTGTCATTTAATATTCCCCGTTAATCGTGCCACCGTTTTCGGTAAGCAAGATAGAACCGTCTTCCAAAAGAATCGTGTAGTTCGAAATCGAACTGTAAATATCGGACGCATAATTTTCTAAGAAATCAAGGTCCGTTTGTGTATACGAAAGTCTTTCAAGTTCTAAAGTAGCTGATAGAACAAATTGCAAACCACTTTGCGATTTAAGTTTAAGCGAACCTGACTTGAATTTTGTAAAATACATGCGTGGCGCTTCGAAGTCCAAATACAGCGGGCAGTAAAATCCAATCGCGCCTTCGGCAGCTACATTGCGATAAAACATTCGCATGTATTTATACGCGTTAGCGTCACAAGTCCATTGGCAATCAACATATGACGAAGCATTTAAAATATCTCGCCGGCTGCGAGACATACCGCCATCTAATTGTGTAGCTACGACAGTTTCATTGTCGTACGTCGTATAACCAGACTGATCCGGCGCTCTAAGCAGAACTGTTGTCATTTAACGCGCTCGTCTTGTGGATGTGTTGCGATTTAAACTCTGCGAAATTTTGCTATTTGCATCGGAAATATGCGATGACACTAAATCAGGAACTTGCGTTTGAACTGCCTTCGCAGATTCTTGCTTAGCAATAATTCGCACTTCATCTGCACTAATTTGTTCAACGGAAACATTGGCGGATGTGTAATTATGGACATTCACCTTCATTTGCGTTCCGCCGGAACTAGATGACTTAGACGAGCTACCCACAGTGGACCCCGAATTCATCGCCTCCAGTGTGGCACGGTTCTTTGCGGTCGCAGCGGCATTAACTACGAATTCTTGACCGTGCACAACGCCTGCAACTTGCGACGTTCCACCGTCGCCAGTATAGCCGCCAGATTCAAAGCCAAAAATTGCTTTAGCTCCAAGCACCGCAGCAATGCCAATCGCAGCGGCTTCTCCGAACGATCCGATAGACGAGAAGATCGCAGCAGGGGTCCAGGCTGTCGCCGTGGTCGCAGCAGCAGCTACACTAGCTGCTGTTTGCGTAGCTGTGCCTGTGACACTTGCGGCTGTCGTTGCGGCAATTACGGCAGTTTGTGTGGCACCTACGGTTGTCGCACTAGTTATGCCAAGTGCTTGATTAATCAAATACTGACTGCCCATTTTAACAAGCGATGAGATGATAGACGAAAGCCCTTGTTTTGCAACATCCTGCAAACCTTCCTTTAACGATTTAGCACCGACAATTGCTTGTCCAATGCTATTAGCAAAACCGTCTTGAATGCCAGTAAAGAAAGTATCGAAAGCCTGCGTGGCCCCATCCAATCCGTTCGTATATCCCTTTGTCAAACTTCCAGTCAATGAGCCTAAAACATCTTGCGAAGTTCCATTGCCTTGCGCAAGATTATTATTAGCTTTAGCTGTATTGTTATCACGCGTGCCGTTTGCATATTGCTGCTGGTTAATAGTTCCATCGGCATATGCTTTATTTAAAGCCTCTTGTTTTACAGTTAATTCTTCTGTTTGACCCTTAGTTTCATTGTAAAGCGAATTCAACGCCGACTGGATTTGAGCTTCGGACTGTTGAACTATTAATCGTTGCTGCAAGGCTCGACCATCGGCAGTAAGCGCGCCCGTTGAATCAGTTAGGTTATTTACACCCTCAGCAGTGCGCTTATTTGCTTCGGCTGTAATCTGCGCAGCAATTGTCGCTTGCGGTCCGTATAGCTTCAGCGCCGCATCTTGCTCGTCAAGCGACTTATTGTATTGGCGCAGCGGATCAATCGCATTTTCGTATGCTTCTTTACCTGCGTTCAATGTCTTATTAAATGTGGCAGTTGTGATATCACCGTTAGCAATTAAATCAAATGCTGCATTTTGTAAAGCCGTATAGGTTTGCAGCGGCCCAATTTGTGATTGGTAAATGGATTCTTCAGAATTGCTTTGCCGCTTGTTAGCTGACGAATCTAAAGAGTTTTGGCGGATAGTTTTAGTTTCACCGGGTGAAAGATTTCGCTTGCCTTCACCTGTCAACTTCGCGTTTTCCTGATCGATCTTTAATTGTGCTTCGCGTTGATCGCCAACAAGACCAAGCAGCTTAGACTCGCTTGTCAATTGTTGATTAAGTTTTGCAATATCCTCAGCACGCTTTTGCTCAGAATTATTTGTCTTTATATCTTGTTTGCTTGTGTACTGACGACGGATTGCGTCTTCAATTTTCGAAGAATTCTTCTGATTGGATAAGCCAATAGTATCGTTTGGATTGGCAGCAAGCAAATCGGCAGTTGTCTTACGAAACTCTTTAATCTTGATGTCGGCAAGATCAGTGTTCGTAATCATTCGCGCAAAGTTTTGCGCTGTCGTCAATGCAGCTTTACCTAAAGCTTGCGTTTGCACAGCAGCGGCTTGATTTGCGGCACCAATTTCTTTCAAATGCTCGGCTTGGCGCAAATCGTCTTGCTGCGATTTTAACGATTGAATCTGATCGTCTCTATTTGTTCCAACGGCAGTAGGCATACGCCCGAAACCGCTAGTATTAAGTTGCAGCGATTCAATCTGCGATTGCAAAGCGGCAATCTTTCCCCCTGTTGTCTGGGGATTAACGGCTTCCTGAAATGCGGCTTTGTATCGGCTTAATGCCGCAGTCAACTCGTCCCATGCCGAAGTGGTCGCAGAAACGTTATCCGGTGCTTGCTTCCCAAGATAATCGTAAAGGTCTTGCGATAAAGCCTTAGTTGCACCAGCTTTATCGCCTGCTTCTTCCAGCAACTTGATATTTTCAAGCTGCGCGACGGTAAGGAAATTCAACGACTTATCAAGTTCCTGTGCAGTCTTTGTGGGTTCTTCACCAGCTTTGGCAAACACCTTAACAATATCGTCCGCAGATTGACCGCTCAATTTCGATAATTGTTGCGCACTAGTTGCGAACTGTTGAACCTGTTGCTTTTGAATTGTTCCGGTGCTTGCCAGTGCAGTGACAATTTCGCGGGAGCTACCCACAGTGCTCTTGCTCTGCGTCGCTACGGCATCGGACATCGCATACAGTTCGTCAGTCGTTGCACCGATGAAATTGTTTGTGCTTTGCAGCGCACGCGAAAGCGTTTGCGTTTCGTTTGCCGAAGAAACAACTAAGGCAACATAGCCCGTAAGCGCAGCGCCAACTGCAATAACACTTAAACCAAGAGCGCTAAACAATACACTCGCTGCTCCGGTTTGTTCGGCCAAGACGAGCATTGAGCCGGCAAAACGCTTGTAATTGCCTTGCGACAATTCATGTGCAAGCACAAGCAATTCACGCTTGCTGGCTGCGGTTGCAAAACTAAATTCGTGTGTTCCAGCAGTTGCAGCGGCAAGTTCAACAGCCGCTTTCTTTGCCGCTGCCTCTTCAGCCTTGAATGCTTCAGCAAACACCGATGCGGATGCCGCAGCACTGTTTGTAGTAGTGCTACTTACACCAAGCAATTTATTAAAATCTTGCTGCGCCGCACTTGCAGCCTCTGCGCTGCGCTGCTTTTGAATTGAGTTATAAACCTTAGTGTGGGAATCGGCTAGCTTTTGATTTGCAGCCGCCGATTTGTTTGCCTGATCCGTTGCCTTTTGCTGAGCCGATTCAAGTTGCACAGTAGCTTTTTGTGCATTTGTTTCAGCAATGATAGCCTGATTCAACGCCTTTTCTTGCTGCAAATAGGCGTTTTGATTCTTTAGAATTTGATCGTTTAGCGTTGAATACGCTTTCGCCAATTGAACAAAAGGCTGCGAATCAATTTGACTCAGCATCTTTTGCAGGCGTTGAACTGCGGCGTAGCCCTTATCTGCGCTGTCGGCAATCCCATCCAGTTTGGTTTGAATTGACGGGGCAATTCCGTCAGTAATTTCTACGTCAATTCTATTAACCATTTTTCAACTTTATGTTTACGCGTTCGAACATTTTCCGACCAATGAGAACTGCGCGTTCTACGAATCCAGCCGGTGCTTGTGTTGAACTGCCTTTGTTTAGCAAGTCGATATACGGCAACACATTCGAAATCCAAACGATGTCGCCGGGTTTCTTTGTCGCCAATGCTAGGCGCGCGGCTTCAATTGTAGCCTGCGCGCTTTCGGTTTGGGTGCTTCCTTGCTTGCCTGGATTAAACGCATTGATTGCCAATGCTGGACGCTGATTGATACCGATTCGCCAGTTAGAAAGCGCCTTCGAAGTATCAACAGGGGTAACGGTTGCAAGGTCCGTTACTATAGCAATAGCTGCTTCTTTTGAAGCATCGCTAACAGCCTTGGAAAGCTGCGGAGAAATGGCCCGTAACTCTGTTGCAAGATCGCTAAGATTACCGGCCATTTGTTCGCACCTCTATTTGGATTTTCGATTTTGATATTTAACGTATTCAATATCCATTCGTTTTACTAAATGAATGAATTCTTGCGTCGTTTCATCGTCTATTCCGTATAACCGACAATAAGTCAGCATTGCCGTCATTGGGATGTTACCCACAGAACCAAAGCCCTGATGTCTTTCAGAATCCAAATCAAAGAATCCGCAAAAGAACAGATTTAGTCGATCTTCCAGAAGCGGGGCGTTTACAATTGAATCTGGAATTGGACGATTGAACTGCAACGCCTGTCTAATATAGCCTTGCTCTTTACTGGATGGCATTTCCAGCGAATATAGCAAGGCTTCAATTAGTTTTTTGCGTCGGCTTCCAATGCTTCGGCAAGGTAGTTAGAAAGATCGGCCGACTTTTCCGACAGTTCGAAATACAGTTCGGGAAGACGTTCAAACAGCGTTTCGGCATTGGTTTCATTGTAATCGGCAAAACCATCTGATTCGCTGTTTCCGCTAACGTCAGACTTCAGGATATTTTCCCAAGAAATCAATGCACCTTCAATGAAGATTTGGCGTTGCAACTTAGCAAAGGTTGCTGTAGGGATTGCACCCTTTGCAGCGAGCGTCTTGTAAGGCCCCATGATGCGCGCAGCGGCAGCAAGATACTTCGGATTGGCGCGCGACGAACGCGAAATGACAAACGTCGGAATCGAACCGTCATCATTAGGTGCCATTTTGATACGAATACCGTTTTGTTCTTTAACGGAATCGGTTTGATAGGAACGGGAAAGGGACATTTCAAGCACTCCAATAAAATAGGCCCCGAAGGGCCGTTGAGGGGATTCGGTAAGCCCGTAGCTTACACGAAAACAGGCATTGCGACGGTAGGCAGGTACGCAAATTGTGTCAGGGACAGCGTGTAATTCAGGTCACCTGCTGCGGCTTTAAGGTCAACCGGAATTGTGATTTCCTTATCCTTCGTCACAGCAATTTTGCCGCCGCCGAGTCCAAGCATCGGCGCGTCGAAAACGCAACCTTGGTTATTCGCTGCCATGATGGCATTGAATTCCATATCTGTGTTGTTATTGATCGCAATGCAAGATGCAACGTCAGTAAAATACGCTGTGATGCTGCCAGAGAAATCGAAGTTGCCGGCTGTCGTATCAACGGCATACAAGCCAGCGCCGATAGCCTTTGTTGCAGCAACAGAATTCTTAATTGCCAACTTTGCTTCGTTGACGTAACCGAAAGCACCAGCAGCATTTAGCGAACCAGCATAAGCCGGTGCAACTTGTAAGCGATAAACATCGCTGGAAGTGTTATAAGCCTTCGAAACTGTCTGTGCAACGCGCGTTCCAAACTTCAAACCCTGCGTGCCATTACGAACCGTGTGGGCACACGAAACGAACTTGAAATCGGCCGTCGCAATAGCTTCCAAACCAAGCGTGAAATCAACTTCGTCGGCAACAGAACCTTCCAAGTATTCGGCTTGCTGTCCGGTGCCGTTATTTCCGAGCGTGCGTTCCAGATTGTAAGTCCGACGCTTAATCAAAGTCGGATCGCTTTCATTACGGAGAAACTTGCCGAAATAAAGATCAACAAGCTTTGCGGTACCTGCATCGTTAACAGGCGTGAATGTAGTTTCGTCAAACGTGATTGCATGGGCGGCAATCGAACGAATACGAGCGAAACCCTTGTTTGCAGCGGAAACAAATTGATTAACCGAAGCATCACCACCGATGAACAACCATTCGCCGAGATTTAAACCGAGCGTTGTGAAGTCGAGCGCGGTGGAACTCATGGTGAGAACTGACGCTGAAACAGTCAGCGTCAAATCGCCGGAAGCAGCACGATAACCGACTTGTTCAAGCTTGGCAGTTGCAGGGGGCGAAGCTTCAGCAACCAAACCAGCAGCAGAAAGCGAACCAGCAGCGGACGCCGTAACCAACTTCAAACCGTTGTTTGCAGAATTGGTGAAATGCGAAGCCAGAACAAGTGCATTAACCGGGAAGCCGGCAAGACCAGTAGTGGCTTCATACGCTGTGCTTGTAACATCAATCAATGCAACGCTAGTTGCAGTCTTTGTCGGTTGCGTATCGGCCTTTTCATGTGCATCGGCAAACATGTAGCCTTGCATGAGGCGGAACATGCCGGCTTGCAAGAAATCGGAATTGAAACCGCCGCTCGCATCTTGTCCAGTGACGACAGAGCGAAAGTTTTGGCGACCCGCGTTAATCGGAGCGCGCTCTGCGGTCTTCGTATCGCCTGCGAAATCGCTGTACGAATTTGGCTCCAACGGAAACCAAACCGGAGTACCCGGAAGTGTCCGTAACGTCGCTTCTTCGGCAATAGAAAGGCCCGATTGGTTGCTGTCGAGTTTGTTGACCATACATTATCCTCTGAGTTCGGTATAGTCGTATTCGACTACGGTATTGAAACGGTAAAAACCTTTTTCGTCGGCAACCTGCGTTGCGCGCGAATTCTTGAAACTGACGAGCGCATTTTGCGCGCGGAACGCATCGCGCGCAAGGTTCGCCAACTCGCGGCAGTTATTGAAGCCTTGGGCATCGGTTTGCGGTGCGAATATTTGCACGTAAACTAAACCGCTCGATTCATACAATTTGTTTCCAATTGCATGGGCTTGTTCCATGACTGTTTGTTCGGAAACACGACACCAATATTTGGAACCATCAGGTATTGACGATTCCTTGACACCTTGCCAACGAATCTCGGGCGCATACCCACAGATAGCAGCCGCGTTAGACTGCCACGCAGTATTGAACTGTGTGAACATTGAATCGATTGCGGCTTTTGCTGTCATCGCGAAAGAATCATTGTATGTAAAACTGCAATCTCGGCAGGGCGCAACGTTTCAAGTTTCGTTACGCGAAGTGTCTCTGTTTGGCCGTATTCATCGACCGTGATGCAAACATCGTTCAACGTTGGCACAAACTCGTCGTTGCCTGCGAGCAATGCCTGTGTGGAGCCCGTAGGAACGTCCAGGGCTGCGATCATCGCGGCCATTGAGGGGTTGGCCGTCCCCAGGGTCAGAAACGCCACGTAGGGGCTGAAATCGACGTGCGCACCCGTGGGATCGGGAGTCCACCCTTGGGCAGCAGTAGACGGCGCAGGAAACTGCCGCCATGTGACCAATCGTCCATTCTTTTTTATGATTCGTTGCGCTGTTGCGCGTGCCCGAACGTAGTCCATTAGATTCGAACCGTTGTTAGTGCAAAGCCACTGTCATCTTTAAACAAGATAGAAAGAAGCGAATCAACCTTAGATAACGTTGGTCCAGAAGTACCAATCGTTTCCGAATATTGGGTTTCTAACGATCCAACCTTCTCACGAAGCACGAATTGCCCCGTTTGTGTGGGCATCAAATCAACATCGTTAAAAAGTTCAATGCACAATTGGCACTGTGCATTTTTAAGTTCCTGCGGAATTACATTGAATTCAACGGGATAATTGTCAATCAGCACTCCGCGACGTGGCCATTGCAATGGCTGCGGAACAGGCAAAGAACCATCATCGCCTGGATAATTGGATTTACATCCTTGAAACTGCTTACGCAACGCTTCGATATAATCCATCGCTTTTAATGCATGAGCATTCAGCGAATCATCAACAGCGGAAAGCGTGACTCCGCGCGCTAAAGCATACGCACGAATTGTAGCCAAATCGCAATATGAATTTGCGCCAGCAACGTTCGAACCATCTTCAATGATTAGAGCCACGTTGATACCTTACTTTTGCGGCACCCAAGCCGGTGCAGTAGCGGATTGCTTAGGCGCAACAGGGGCTTTCTTTTGCGGCGTTTCTTGCACTTCATCTTCGGCAATTTGTTCCGGTTCAAGACCAGACAAAATTGCATCGCGATGCGCCTTCAAAACATCGGCACCGCGAGGATAACTTTGATACGCTTCGGGAATCGCCTTACCGGCAACGCCGGCGGCCTTTTCCGGTGCGGAACCGCCTGGATCAATCGAACCATTGCGAACACGAACGCGACCACCCAAATCGAAGATTTCGATTTGCTCTTCACGCGTAGGGATTGCACCCTTTGCGAAGTAAAGAATTTCTGGGTCTTTTTGTGCGGAAATCATAATTCAATCCTTTATTTAAAAACAGGGGCATTGCGCCCCTGTTTCGTTCACAACTACTTTGTATTAGCTGTTACTGCGACAGCCCGACAACACCAGCCAAATCCTTGTTGGATGTAACGATCTTGTCCCAATTCGTTGCCGTTTGCAGCGCCGAATCATTGGGCGACTTCCCGCCGTTGGTCTTGTCCCAGGTGAAGCCCTTAATGCCGAGTTGATACGTCCATTCCGATTGGTACGTGCGAGCGATGTTTTCATCACCGTTACGGGTATCCCAATTGTCCTCGAAATCGCCGTTTTGTTCGACAGTAATTGCGTTTTGAGTCAAGCCGAGCGTGCGATACTTCGTGCCCGAAGACGTGTAGGTAAGGCCCGGCGCATCGGTAACGATATACACGCGGCCGAACGGGTCTTGCGAAATAGCAACCGTGCCGTATTTGAACAGCAATTGCGTATTCGTCAACGCATTCGCCCACAGGTCAAACATCACCTTGGAATGAAGCACCCAAGCGGCGATTTGCGTAGCGCGGTCACCGAACTTCGCAGCCGTGTTGTTCAAGAACAGTTGCGAAGCAACGGCCGAAGTACCGTCATAGGTGACGGCCGCTTGATTCGCAAGCGCAATGCCACCGCAAGAAATCGCGGTATTGAGCATATCTGCCATCGAATCGCCGGCCAACTGTTGACCGAGTGCAGCGCCAGCAACCTGCGGATTCATTTGAATCCACTTAAATTGCTGCGGGTCCATTTGCACAGGAACCGAACCGCCTGCAATCTTGACCATCGTATCAACAAGCTGGGTCATTTGCTTGTTCGTTTGTGCACCAGTACCATAGGCATTACGACGCTTCACAAGGCCGGCGATCTTGGCAAAGAATGCCTTATCGCTGTAGTCGCCTTGGTGCGCACCTTGCCCGAGGGTAATAGTGCCTTGCGAGTTTTCATTGAAAACTGCAATATTCTGCGCTTGAACTTCCGTCATTGCGGAATAAGCGTATTCGGAGAAAACTGCTAAGTCGGAAAGTGCCACGATGATACCTCTTTGGATTCGTGCGGTTTAAGTTGCGGCCTTTTTCGAGTCGATAAGTGCAACCAAATCAGCCGGCGCAGCTTTCGCTAAATTAAGTGCCTTTCCATCGCCGCCCGTACCGGCACCGCCGAAACGAGATTGCGCATTAGGGGCCTGCACGTTACTGGCACCGCCAGAACCGCCGCCCCTGTTCGCGATAATTATAGGGGCGAATTCCTTGTTCCCTGCAATCTCTTTTTGCAGGTCTTCCATAGTCAACGCAGAAATTTTGCCCTCGGCATCAAGAATTCGGGTAACTGGACTATCTCCGGTCAAATCGACCTTGATTCGCGGCAGAATATGCGGCATCAAAAGCGATGGAGAATTGCTGATCTTACTGGCCAATTCACGCGCAACATTCTGGCGCAAATGTGTATCAAGCATTCCAGTCAACTTACCAGTAGTTGCCTTATGCTCGTTTTCACGCTCAGCCAACTTTGCTTTCCACGATTCATCCAGCGTCTTAACATCGCCATTCTTACGTGCGTCATTGCCCTTCAATTCTTCCATTTCGGCTTTAAGCTTTGCAGCTTCAGCCTTTGCAGCCTTTGCATCTTCCTTTTCACGATCACGAGCGCGGCGCAATGCATCCGGGGAATCATCCGGCGATTCGCCATCAATGTCGAGAATGTAATCTTCTCCAACCTTCTTGTATTCAGTTTTGATACCGTCGGATAGCTTTTCGAAATCAGCCGCTGTAATCTTACGCTTGAGAGCCATTTTTGGCACCACTTAATTTAAGTAACGCACCGCGTTACGGATTGAGAATCAATGAAAGTTTTTGCGCAAATTGCGATATTGTAATTGGCGTTGCATCCTCGAACTTAGGAACATCCTTTGCGCGAAGTTTGCCGGACTCCAATGCTTGCAACTTGCTAGGCGACAGTATATCCGACAGAAACGCGCTAGGTTGCGATTTAAGCCAGTTATACCATGTGTAATTTGGCGACTCTGAGTCTGTGCCCACAGAAGGAACGATGTCAGAGCGACAGCCGATATGGGCAGGCGGTAGCGGTCCCTCGCCGAAGCGATAGCGATTTCCATCGCGCTCTTGACAAATTACTGTCGTTTTGCCATCAATGATCGAAGACCAAAAATAGTAGTCGAAATAACTCGACATTGTTGCAGCTTTAACAACGCTAGTTGCATGCTGCGCAAGTGTATTGATTACCGCGCTTTGTTGATTGAATACGCGAGCAATTACACCATCTTGATTATTCTTTGAAGTTGTTCCGACAATCGTGTTTACGACATCAGCAACCTTGGAACGATTGGCGTACCCTTTTCGAATTTCACTTTCAACCGACGCCATCGCTGAAACTGTCGATCCACTCAGAAACTGCATTGGCATCGCACCGTTGGCAGGTAATGGTGAATTCGTAATGATTGCCCAAAGTCGTGTATTGCCCGCACCACTACCGGCTAACAATGCCAAACCGAACAACCCTGCACCGATGACTTTGCCTAACGTATCGTCTTCTTTAGTTTTGTCCGGTATTGTGGGCAATTGCTCGCTTGAATCTTCGGCTTGCAGATACTTAAAAACAAACTTTGTCACAGCCAAATCAGCGAATGCAAAATCCCGCAATTGCTCATGCGCTGCAACAATATATTCGTTATAAATGCCAAGCTGGTCAGAATGAATTTGCCTTATAAGCAACTGTAATTGAACCTTTGTTAATTGGTCCAAACTGGTTACGTTTAAATTGTTTAAACGGCGACGAATTAATGCAACAAGTTTAGATGCAAATGCATTAAAACTTGCAGCAATTCCCAACTTAACACATTCAACATAAATTTGATGTCGTGTCATAACATCGTGATAGCGGCTTTGTTTTGTCACGATGCTGCCTTTTTATCGGCAGGCTGTTGATTAGCAGCGGGATCATTTGTAGAACCTGGAACAATAGGCGCAACACTGTTTTCTGCAACAAGCTGCAATTGGTCGGCTTGTTCGTTAGCAATGTCTTCTTTAGCCAAGTCATCGTCTTCGGTAGCAATGCCGGCTTGATGATATGCAGCACGCATTTCATTCCACGTAATTGCACCAGCTTGCCATTCAGCAATTAACTGCGCCCGATCAAGCGATGTCATTTGCGACAACCCTAAATCAGCGTGAACCTCAAAATCAATCTTTCCAGTTTCCCCAACAAACCTAGCGCACCATCCGAGAGCCTTTGTAAAGCCCATTGATACATTTCGCGCAACATTAGATAGAACTGATGTTTCTGAAACGTTATTGATGCTTGCTTCTGTAGCTGTTTTGTCCGGAGCGGACTTATCGCTATTGGCAACCAGCTTTGCACCGATAGCCCGCATTTGCTGTTCCTTCGAATCCATTGCCTCTTTAGGCATGATATTTGGAGCAGCTTGCAGCAAACCAGCAGCGCCATTAACCGGCAGCGGAATTAAACCTCGCGAACCAATTGCAATCTTTCCATGCAGGATGTCTTTAACCCATGCCTCGGTTAAACCGCTGGCCCAAGGTGTAGGCTGTCCAACAATAAAACAAGACTCTTCGTAATCGGCTGAATTGCGATAATGAGCCAAATTCAAAACAGACATGTCATAAAGCGGGGGTTGATCCGGCTTTGCAACATTCTTCCAAACACCTAAAAATTCAAACGGAATTTCTTTGAATGTATTTCCATCAGCATCCGTAGGAATAACTGTCGATTCTACGATTTGAAACAATGACTGCAAACCGGCCGGTGTTGGTTGCGCTTGCAGCACGCCAGCAACAGGGCGACGCCAAACTGTCACAGCGTAATCACCAGCATCATTCAATTCAAGCACACGATATTGAATAACACGCATCATTTCGAATCGATTAATTGCAAGCGGCAAATCAATGATTTCGCGCAACACAACTAACACAAGCTGCCAAACACCGCCCTTTTTCTCATAGCGCCAATTAATCATATCTTGCGCTTCATATACGCGCAATGTCGGTTGAATTCCACCTGTTTCTAAATCTGCAACGGTTACACTACCGTCTGTCTTTGGATAATCTGCCCACAGGCCAGCACGTCCATTCGCAATCATTTGCGCCACGGCTTGCTTTGTCGCCTGCACGAGAGGGACGCCTTCGCCCGTTGCGTCCTCTGCAAGCACATTCAATTTAGGCGGCAACTTCACGACCGGATCGCGAAGGAACATAAAACCGACCGCACCTCCGTGGGTACGCGCTGTTACGTTAAAAAATACAGCACGACGTAGGTATGCCTCATACCTTGCCATATTTTCCGATGATTGATCGTCGGCATTCGGCATTGGGAGATATTTCCACTTACGATGCTTTACAGCATGTTCGCCTTTCAAGCAATCTGCGATTTGTTCGTAAATTGGAAGCATTTCAACGACTTCAGGTCGAATAAATTCAACGCCGTTTAATTTTCCGACTGTAGCCATTTGTTATCCTAATGCGCGAATGATGTAGAAATCTTTGTAGCGTAGCGGTTGCTAGACGTTAAAACTCGATATCGAATTGAATCCCAAATGTGGTCTTCAGAATCGGTATCAATATCGTCTGGCTTATCAATGTCTCTTTCGAGAGATGGCAGAATGTCTAGCGTAGCTTTGCAATTTCGTGTGAAGTATATCCCCGCGCCTTCACGCCGCACAGCAGATTCCAGCCGATCCCGCATCAATTGCAGCCCGATAATCCGCGAACCTGGAGATTTATCGCTTACTGTCCATATAACACCCTTATCGCGCATTTTCTTTGCAATAGTATCAACGTCAACTTCGCGAACTTGATCGATTTGATTATCTGCTGGACCGCTGCGAGGTTGAGTTAAAATCCAACCTTCTTGCATTAATGATATTTCACGTTCAATGATACCGATTGCAATATCACCGGCGGACATTTTAATACCTTTGTTTAATCCAATTTCCTTGCAGCCATACCATTCAGCGATTGCTATCAGCGAACCAGCGGCGGGGCAAAATATTGTGCCATCGGGCATTGTCGCTTCGGTGCCGTCTGCTTCAGCCCACCAATGAACTGCGAAAGGATGTGTTGATCCCCAATCGAACGAACGATTGATGTGCCAATCTTTAGGCACAACAAAACGATTGACAATGTGAATATCGTTCTTCCATACATCGTCAAATGCACCGCCAGATACGACATCCCAGCTTCCTAACAACCACGCCTTGCGCAAGTTCTCATCGGTGATTGAATCTAATTCAGCAATATATTCTTTAGCAAGATAAATGTTCTCTCGCCAACTACCGAAAATTGCAACCTGCGTTTTTGTTACTATTACTTCAGTCTGCGAACGTGGATCAAAAACTTCTGAATGCTTATATACAATCTCACCATGTCCAGCAATATCGATGAATCGACGTTTAACCCAATTGTGACCAGGGCCATTACTATTCGTTGTGCTGAATACCTCTAAAGGGATTTCAGGCACAACCATTCTAATGCCGGCTTTTTCATCAATAAACGGCGCATGCAATGCAGGAACAAACGATGACCGATTACACGACATGAACTTTTCATACAGGTCTGGCGTCGGATATTTTGTCAGTTCGTTCCAACCTAAAAATGGGTATTCGTGACCATGGAAATCGTCATAATCTTCCAACTTCTTAACATGGCGAAATAGCAGTTCTTCACCTGTCGGCCAAACCCATTTATATTCTTGAGCACTTGCTAAAAACTTTGCACCGTCGTTGAAACGTTTAAATTCACGTTTCGATTGATTAACTAAATCCGATAAATTTTTGAATTCGCGATCAAAGATGACACCGCGCCAATATTGACCGTAGCCGATACCCACACGACGACGGAACCGCATCAACTGCGTAATCGTTTTGCCTGGACCGCGCGCGCCGTGGAATAGGATGTGATCGCACGGACATGACAATGCCAATTCCTGCGATGTGCCTGGAATTGGTTGCCAAATTATCGAAGATACAATTAGAGCCGCTTTACTTAATGCGCTCTTAATTGGCCCTCTAATGGGTGCTACGCGCATTTTCGACCAACTGGCGTTGCTGGAACTTAGCTTTCTCTTGCCATTCGTCAATGCTAGCTGGCATTGGAACCTGCATCACATTGCTGGTCAAACTCTTGACGCTATTGTCAATGGTAACGTTAGTTCCGCCCTTGCTAACGAATCCACGCAATTCAGAGAACAAAGCAAGAGCGGCGACACGCTCTCTTACCGGCACTGTTTCAGTTTGTGCCATCTTCCAAGCGAGCTTCACAGCATCGCCTTTTGTTGGAAGAAATGCCTCTTCACCGTATTCTGCTAAAACTTCATCCCGAAGTTTCAATACTTCATCACTATGCGACCATTCGTGCGAATATCGTAATGCAGCGGACGTATCGGCGCCGAACACTTTAAGCGCAGCGCCGAATGCGTCACCATCTTCGTCTTGCAACCAAGCGTAAACGAACGCTCGTTTTTGGTCGGCCATTTCCATGATTAGACATACTGCGAAATATTTAGTTATCCGCAGTATAGCCGGGTTCGCTCAAAATGGTGCGTTGCAATTCGTTTACTTTGACGGCAAGTCGGCCGTTCTCAGCCCCAAGTCGGACAATTGCTGCCGCAGTTGCGCTAAGATCAATTGAGCCGTCGTCAAGCCTGAATTGGGGTCTTCCGGTTCCATCAATCGCGGGTCTGCTTGCTGCGGTTTGGGGCACACTGCCACCGGCACAGGTGCGGTAGCGCATCCGTGTATCAATGACAGCAGCGGAAGCGCTGATAGCAACAGCGCTTGCCGCATATGCTGCGCCATGCGACGCGTTATCTTTGCGTTGAGCATTTTCGGTTCCTTCTTTCTGCGTCATCAAAGTAATCGTTGCTGATTTCGAAACCGAATCGTCAACTTCTTTTTGTACGTGGATACCGTAGAAATACCCACAGAAAGCCGTCAGGCAGGCCAGCGCAAGCGCCGCCAAGGCTTCGTACAGCATCGTCAAGGGGTTCATTGCCATGCTCCCGTTTCAAAGGCTACAGCAGCCCGTTCCGCACGGTCGTGAGTCTGGCCGTACCACTTCGAATGCCGAACGCCAGCAGCGGCATCCATCCATTGCTTTAGACGTAGACAATCCAGCGTGTTATGGAATCCAAGTGCGCCAGTCAATCCCATTTGAAACGCCATTGAAACGACGTAGGCTTGCCTTACTGAATCCAATCCCCCAAACCATGGCAAGGCGCGCGTAAGGCCGGTAACTTTGTCAATGTAATCCGCCTCAAACATCGTATTGATTTTCTCTTCATTCCATGTCGTAGCGCCAAGTACCATAGTCCGATCTTTGTGACCGATACCAATTGTGGGTATTCCGTATTGATCGGGATATGCGACATGTTTTCTACCCTCTTCCATTGCAATTAATTCGCGTGCGCTAGTAGGCGGAATACGTTTGTTCATTTGGACTCATCTTTCGGCGTTTGATCCAATGCACGCAAAACTGGAATAGCAACAATCAATGCAGTGACTGTATATGCAATAAGTTTTGGAGCAAATGGTGGCAATTCAGCCTTTGCCCAATCTGGAATAATGGTCCATGTTCCCTGAATCGATGCAGCAAGTCCAGCAGCTTGAACACTCCAGGCACGGCGCAGCTTGGTCCAATCTTCAATTAACCATTTGTCCCTGAAATTACTCCAGCTTTCAATGATTCTCACTTACTGCCATCCTTTGTAAAATCTGCTTTTGATCGTCGCGAATCTCTTTTAAATCTTCGCGAATTTCACGCCATTTATCATTGCGATCAATTTGCATCATTTCCAGTTTGGTCTTTTGCTCAGTAACTTGTGACTGAAGCGTAGCCCATGAAGTACCCATTGCACCCAGCAATCCTACAAGAGCAACGACTGTCGAAACGTTGATAGTTTTGTCAAATTCCACAACATGCCCCTAGATTTGCAGCATTATGGCCCCTGCAACAAAAATAGGCAAAGAAAAAGCCGCCCTCGGGCGGCTTGATTGTAAAGTGCGGGTGTTTATTCGGCGGTCGGAACTGCAACGCGACCGATGAAGGCACCTTCTTCGCCAGTCTTCGGATGCTTGCCAGCGCGAACTTGGAACTTGCGAACCAGCTTCGTGGCATTCGTCACGTTACCCTTGCGATTCGTGCGGGTAACCGGAGTGCCATCGGGGTGCTTAATCACTTCGGCGTAACGAGCGTTTGCGCTGGCAACGGTCGAGGCGAGCGCCTTGACACTGCCACCGGGAACGAAGAACGCGCCACCGATTTCGAGCGATTCAAACGGGTACTTGGTGTTTCCGTTGCCGGGTTTGCGACCCTTCGGCAGTTCGAAGTTTTCAAAGACTTCGAAATTGGCCTTCGGCTTTTCAGCAACGGTTTCGGCGGCTTGCGTTTGGACTTCAGACATTTCGGTTTCCTGGGGAGCAATGTCGCCGGTTTCGGCAACGGGGTTTTGAGGGGTACTTGCGCTTGCACGAGCCGCAACGTAGTCACCATTATGCACAAGTGCGGGATTTGTTTCAACCGAAATGCCGAAAATTTCGACTTGTTCGGGAGCGAGATAGACGAACGAACCAGAGATGGTCGCCTCTTGAATTCGTTCAAGAGTGACGATCAGCACCGGATTGCCTTCGGCCGTGAAACCTTGCGGCTTCGCGTCAGGAGCAACATCGGTTGCACGAGTGTTCTTGTCGGCTGCGCGACGGCGGGGAGCGGTTGCCATGATTGAATTTCCTATAAAGGGTTGAATGATTGATGAGGACTGAGGACTCGACTTTAACTTCGCTGCGAACATTGTCAAGTGTTTTAAGTGAAAAGTTTTACGACGAATGTGACGATGAGCAAAACTGCAATGTATCTGCCAATCCGATAGGACGGCACTCGCTTAGGGGCATGCAGAGTGCCCACAGGAACGCCGTAGAACCCCGGAATATCGGTGCATTCGCCACTGCGTGAGGGGTCATCCCTAGATGCACGAGGGAAGCGGCTGTTATGGGTCATTCTTGACCTTCGAAGTAGCGAAGTTCCGACAAACTCTGCAAAATATGCTCGTTTTCTTTGTCAGATTCGGCAATCAAAAGTTCAAGAACCTTGCACTCATCTTCGGTAAGATCAAGTTTTGTTTGATGATCGAATGCCCCCAGCAACTCAAAACTTTGAAAGCCTTCAATATCACTTTCCCAATAGCTACCTTCAACTTCAATTTCATATCTATCAAATACTGGCAAAATTGCGGTGGTCATGAAAGTCCCCTGTTGCGTTGCGATGATGCAATCATATCACGGTCTTTTATCGCTTGCAAGCCATGTTCCGTTTGTTGCGTAACCGAGACACTTCGAACCTTTGAACGGTTCAACCAAAATGCAAGTAATGCCATACTCTTTAACCACGTTAACGTAGCGGTCTTTTCCGTCTACCTCCGAAAGTTCCATAGCCCTTTCGATAGCTTGGCTTTCGGTTGTGTACATCACCGTTCCACGTAGCTGAAGAAGCGTTCGCGTGTCACGTCGCCAACTTTGAACATTTCCACAAGCGTACCGCGTGAACGTTGCCATGCGTACTCGCCGCCGAATTCCCCTTCCAGAAAGTCGCATATTTCCGATGCGTTGTGGCCTTCCTTGTAAAGACGAAACGCGACCGAGTGAAGAGCATCTGTTTGCTTAGACATAACAACCTCTAACGTAGTGGTGAACAAGTGTAAACGAAAAAAGCGCCTTGCGGCGCTTTTTGTTGAAAAAGATTGACTGCTTATGCCCAACCTGTTCCGATGACTGCACCCGGTGTAACGGTAGCGCCCGATGTGTTTGCAGCGGTGAAAGCAAACCACAAATCAGCATTCGACGTTGCAGCGAATTGATGGATATCAATCCAAGTTGTGGGTGTGCTAGAACGAGCAATCTGACCCTTGATAACGCCAGCGCTCCGCGTAAAGCGCATGATATCGCCATTTTGAACGGCAGTTGTGGAGCTAAGATTGCCTGCAGTTGAAGAAGCAGCGCCGTCAACAATGACACGATAGATGAGCGAACCGTGTGCCTGAAGACCGAACTTATAGCCAGTTGCACCGGCAGAGAAGACCGGATCAGATTGGGCCGTAACAAGACCGATGATGAATGTATCGGTAGAGGAAGGCGCAATACTCGGATACGCCATGCGAATGGCACCATCAACACCAGCCGGCATCTTAGTTGACGAAGTACCGGCCGAATCAGTGCCGAATGCTGCGGCTGTTGCAACGGTGTAAACCCAGCCAGCACCGGAGCTACCAGTTTCGGTAATCTTTGTGCCGGTAATGTGAGTTAACCGAACATTCGAATCAGTCAACGAACTGGAAGCAGTTGCAACTGTAACAGTTGAAGACCACGCACCGTTAGGATTCGTACCGTAGTTATTTGCACGAATACGGAAATCGTACGTCGTTGAAGACGTTAAACCAGTAACATTTATTGAGGTTGATATGCCGAAACCATCAACAAAATCAACCCAAGTTCCTGCACCAGTTGGCGAAACTTGCATTTGATAATCCGAAACACTTCCACCGCTAGAGGGGGCTGTAAAAGTGAACGGGATCGAAGTTGCAGTTGAAGTGCCGGCAGTTAGTCCGGTTACCTGACCAGGCGCAACCGTTTGACCTGCATTCGCAAGAGCGGTTGCGCGCGCTGCATACATCGAAGTACCGGTTGCACGTGCTTGCGCCGCGTTATAGTGCAGATTGTCGCTCGTCTGACCAGACACGCCAGCGATGATTGTGGTTTTGGCAATATCAGCAACAGAACTTAATGCTGCATCAACTTCTGCATAACTGCCAACTTGATTAGCAATAGTTTCAGGCACAAGATGCGAAGCAATAATTGGCACATTTGCTGCACCTGTAATACCAGCACGCAAGCCGGCAAAAACGTCTTTAACTGCTTGCGCATAAGCCGGCCCTGTCACAAAGTTGCTGGCATCTCCTTCACCTTGGAACCAAAGGATTGCAGAAACTGTACTTCCGGGTGCAGCGGCAATAGCACGATTGACTTGATCGATAGCATTCAAGAAATCGCGATTGTTTCCCGATCCGTATGGGCTCCAAGTTGAATTGGCTCCTGTTCCAAGAATGGAAGTGCCACCCCATGCAACAGGAACCAGTAACACCTTACGACCTGTTGCCGCAGCATGAGCCTTGCCATAAAACATTCCAGGGCCAACAAGTGTCTGACCTGGAGAAAGCGCCGTCAACTCTGGGTGCTTAAGTCGATCTTGCGCTTGAATGATTGTGCGATAAGTTGGCGAATCGGCCCATCCATCAAACTGGAATACGTTTGCATCAACCGTGTCGATGCTCGAATTATAAACACCACGCCCCGCCATATTAGATTGTCCCATAAGCGGGATAATATCGTAAGTGACAGTCGGTGCAGTTGCTGTGATAGTCGGGCAACTTGCGCTAACAGCAGGTCCAACACCGTTAAATGCAGTTGTTAACAAATCGAAGTAATCACCGGCAACAAAGTTAGTATAAGAACCTGAAGTAGCCGAAGTAGAAACGACAGTTCCATTCTTCGAAAGTTGATAAGTAACTGTAGGCGTCGGTGAACCTGTCACAACAGCACCAGACCATGCAACAGCGGATGCAGTGGAAATTGCCTGAAGAATACCAGCCGTCGTAATTTGCGCTTGAACAGGCAATGTAATTGCAGCACCTGCTACACCATTGCAAGTCCAAAACTTCGAATTGCCAGAGCGACGAAGTTTGATTTCGTTGTGGGCACCGGACGTCGTGACCCAGCCAGAGATTGCAACACCATCGACAGTAGGTGTATGGGAGCCGTCGGCAACGAATGTGGCGACTGTATAGCCGCCAACATTTGAATCGACATCGGACGAGATTAAAGCGACCGCCGCAGTAATCGTTTGCTCGCCCATATCCTTTGCAGCGTTCGTATCCCAAGTTAAAGCGAAATCAACTTGTTTTAGCTCAAGATTTGCAACGCGATTAATCACGTTATAAATCATCCCTGCTGACAATTGAACGATAGCACCCAAGCTTCCAACAGGGCCGAGTGTCATAGTGCGATTGCCATTGAAATACGGCGCTGCACCTTCATAGCCTTTAATGCCATAAAGCACAGTAGCGGTTCCGCTACCGGATAACGTAATCGATTGACCTTTTTGCAGCGCAATTTGCGTTGTGCTTGATACGGTAGTGCCCATTTGATACCCCTGTTAAGTTGTGCGGAGTCTATTCGAGCGCACTCCAGGCAGTCAATAGATAAATGGGAATTGTTCGCAACAAACGAAAATAGCCCCAATCGGAGCTATTTTCAACCTTTCTTTGCAGTCACACTGCCCTATAAGCTGCGGCAGCTACTAGCATGCAAAGCAGGAAATTACATGTACTCTCTTACGATAGCTTTGCCGCTATTGTAATCGGCGAATGCTTGCGCAGCACCGCGCCAACTATAGCACGTACAGGCCGCGTAACCATCACCACATGCTGTATAAATCCACTCTGATTGATTAACCTGTTCTTTGCCAGAAGCCTTTTTAAATTCAATCCAAAGACCTGCGTAACGAGCCATTCCGCCGTCGTAATAGCGTTGCACAGGATAGAACGTATCGGGAACACCTGCTTTTACACCTTCGGCCTTCAATCGCGCTGCTGTGATCTTATCACGCAATCCGCCATTCGGAATAGCGAACATGCGATCAGAACGAGGATAGATATTCTCACGCTTCATCCAAGCGAGCCAAGCGAAGAATGCACGTTGATGAGCATGCTCCGTTCCCGACTTCGCTAAGACATCGCAACTCTTTTCGATGTTTTCGATGTCCATTTCAATACCTACCCGGCTCGACTTCTTGGCAATCAACGCATGCCCACAGGACACGCCGGTTATCGTTGCGCTTGACGTAAAACGAATTAATAGCCACCTGCGGTTCGCCAACTCCAACAGAATCGTTGGCCTTTAGATATTCCAGCACAAGTGCCGTCGTTCCAGTGCGCTTGTTTTCTACACGCTTTCCAACAAGATTCGACGGATGGCAAACATTACACTCATCCTTACCGCAATTTGGAGGTGCGATATCAAGTCCTGTTTCAAAGTCTTCGATTCGCACGCTGTAATTGCTTGCGCCTTTTACCTTAAGACGTTCGGCAAATTCAGAATTGCGTTTATGTAATGCTTCCAACTCCGATTGCGGTGCAAGTATGCCACTGAATTTCGTTCCAATCGCGATGAAATCTCCTTCTGGATGCGGTGCACGTACAGCCTTGAATCTGTCGATATCGCGAGCGCGCTCAGCAACTCGCCTTTGATGTGCATTCATTCTTCAATCTCCTTTAGCGCCTCTACGATAGCCTTTTCAAGCATTTGCTTTTGAACAGTGCCAACAGCATACCAATAGTCGACCAAACGACACATGATTGCGGCGATAGCCTTTGCTTGATGTTCGGTCATTCGCACACCTCTTCTTTGCTTGCCTTTGACATTGCAAGAGCAATTGCAACGTTATCCAAAATGCGACGTTGAATCTGCGATGCCTTAAGAACACGCCATTCAAGCAGCGTGCAACAATCGCCAGCTTGGCAATGCTTGCGATGTTCCTTATGCTCAGCAAGTTGTGCCAAGCTATGATGCCGATTACTCATGTGAATACCTTTCGTTGATTGAATCTGTATCCTACTATTGCTTTTCGTAGGCGTCAAGCACTATCGTTAGTTCTTGCGGTTCAATGCCACCTTCACAACCTTCGATGATTCGTTCGCAAAGCATGTTCATGTCCGATGCAACTCGACGCGCATCCGCCTCAGTGCAACATTGAATCACTCCACCATCAGGCGTCAACACGCGATGAACGTATGCGCCATTGTGCTTAATGTAATGCGGTTCTAGATATTTGTATTTCATTTATTTCAAACAGACTTTACTTTGGCATTCGGCTTATTTGCAAACCATTTAACTGAATCAACAATGCAGCATGCAATGTAAATAAGACCTGCGACAACTGCGCCATCATTTCTATTAAACGACAAAAGCAGCACAGCTAGTGCGGCCCAAATAGTTCTTTTGTTAACTTGCATTTTAATGCACCCCTCGACGCGCTGCGTAAAATCCATACATGTCGAAAACTTCAACCGCGTTTCCAAAGTCATCCATCACGCAAAGCAAATGAACATCCTTTGTACCGAAACTCCAATAAGTGAAACCGAAGCAAGTGTAATCGTAATCAGGTTCAATCATTTTGCCACCCATTGATAATTTTATCAGCAGCCAATGCGCTAAGGAGTATACGCAATGCTGCATATTCTCCGCGAAGCCTGGACACTTTCAACGCCTTCACTGGCTCAGGAATTGAGCGTTTACGTTGAAGGATTGTAATTTCAATTGACAATTTGTACATCGCTTTTTGCAAAGCGATGGAGGCGTCTTGTGCCTCTTGATCCGTCAATTTAATGTTTGCCATTAATTGCGCTCCCATCCAAAACTGACATGAAAAGGTTTCAAAAAGATATAGCTGTAAAACTTACCAATTTGAAGTTCATAACTATTCATCAACTTGTTATGACGTAATATCAGTGCCATTTGGCTACCTTTCGTTTGAAGTCTCGACTATAGCAGCTTACGAACCGCCAGACAAGCCTAATTTTCGATTTGTCATCCCTAGGTTGAAGACGCTAACGGATTGACGCTTCTTGCGTTCGCGATGATAGAAAGCGTTCTTTTGTTCCTGGGGGTCACGCGGCAGTGGCTTAGGCGAATTCCTGCGATCACCCAGCGCATATACAGCACGTAGGTAATCAATCTCACCGTCCACACTGTACACCCATGTGCAAATATGAATTCGTTTCGGAATAGTCTTTTGCTCATGAGCCATACGCGAAATAACACGCGTTATATTATTTAGCGTGCATCCGATGTGCTTTGCAATTTCAATCGAAGATGCTTCGCCTAGCTCTTCCAACGCTTCTGTGATTTGTCTAACTCGATAGCTCATTTCGAATCGCGCGCTTTAACTAGTTGCAAAAATTCAGAAACTTCGCCTTTAATAATTTCCGGCAAAATCACCCCACCTTTACTAAGTCTATGAATCTTTGGCTGCTTCGGCCTTTGTTCACGTTCAAGCATTAAACCCATATTCAGCAGTTTACACAAGCGCAGCGCGCCTTGTGCCGAACGTGCTTCGCATACAATATCACGACCGAACCAAATGCGCAATGCATTATCGTCTTTAACTAAATAAACGTTCATACTCATTTTGACCCTTTGCTTTATTTAACTTATTTACAAATTTAATTGCTTTCCAAGTAAGCCGCTTTTCTGCTTGACTCAAATCACGCCAATAAAAACCACCAATATCGATGTACCAAAACAATTTCTTTGGCTTTGGATTCCAACGTTGACGAATGATTGGCTTAATCATTGCTTTTTCTCGGAAGAATGCAATTACGGCGCAATCGTCACAATGATAGATTGAACGAATGCCATGTGGGCAACGCGCATCCACCGCCGGCCGCTCGGCCTTCTCGGCAGTCGGGGCGGCGTCGTGCTTGACCTGTTCCAAATAGCGATACAAAAGTTCTCGCGGACCGCTTGCGTTGATGCCGATGGTCATTCGTGCGCAGTCGTCAAGGTTTTCAATGGCGTCCGCAGCTTCCTGCCAAGTGATCTTTTTAGCCATGCTTGCGCTCCTCTGCTACCGGCCGGCTCTCCGCTGCGGGAGCGGCTACTCCCTGGGGTGCAGCAGGCGGGGTGGCGAGAGCGGTCAGGAGTTCGTCGCGGCGCGCGTTGGCGAAGCTGTGCGCGTGATCTTCGCGAACGGTCAGATGGGCGCGCCCGTGGTGGTAGGCAGCGTTAAGCGCATCCTTTGCCAGATCGACGATCTTGTTCGGCACCACTGCTGCGCTCGCCTGGGCCACAGCGGCTTGCGAAGCCTCAATACAAGCGCGAGCAAACATTCGCATATCCAATCGATCGCAAACTTGACCAAATTGTTTGTATTGACGATCAAAGATCGCATCAATTTCTTCGTCTGAAATCATCTCCAATACTCCTTTGGACAGTCAGTACTATCTTTGCACCAATGTGCCGCATCAACGCTGCATTTTACAAGCGAAAAGCACAATATGGCAAGCGCAAAATAAACAATTGTTTTAGTCATTCTTGCACCTCGTGAGTTTGCCGAAACTCTTCGGCGTTGCGTTCGATCCATTCTTCAGCAGTAAGACCACTCTCCCGAATGGCCTTCATTTGCTCTTCCATGAATTGAGAGAACGACATTATGCACCTACCACAAGCAACGCAATTCCATACGCTACAATAAACGATGGAATCATCAGAATCAAAACTAACATGATCCATAGTACAAATGCAATTGTTGATAGGATTTTGAACATTTGTTCTCTCCGATTGCTAATGTAGCAATGATAACGATATGCAATGTGGTTGTCAAACGTCTTTACATTCAACCAGCAAACTTAGCTGACCATTCGTTTTCATCACCACCGAACGTCTTGATGCAATAGTCAATTGCATCTTGTTCACAACCACAGTTCAAAATGGTTGTCCAATAAATACCTTTAAAATAAACTTCGAAATTCATGATTGCTTCTCCGATTCGTTTCGTAATTCGATGTGGTGACTATAACGATGAACGAACCGACGCACAAGCAACTTTACAATCGAGCGCAGTTCTTCCATGCTTGCGCTGCTGTTTCACAAGACGAACAGACAACGAAACCGCTACGGCATTCACACTTCGAATCGTTCTCAATCGGCACCAAATCAGGGAACAAAACTTGTCGTTCTTCGTGCGAGATGCCCACAGACATCGGCGGTTCATCCATCGCTACAAAGTCATCCGTTGGCAACCCGGCCAGCTTAGCACGGATCGATTCCTGACTCTCAAGCACCTCAATGCTAGGTACCCCACGGGCATCAAGAAATAACCGCGTTTTGGCCCCATTCTGGCGGCGCTGGGGCCTGTCTACCCCGCCAATGCTGACCATGATCGGCTGCATCATGCGGATCGAACTGGATTCGACCTGAATTTCAGCAGTGTTGCCCTGAAGCACTTGATTCAAAGTGATGAACATGTTTCCTCTATCGATGGTTTGTTTCGTTAGCCATCCCTCTTTTGAGGGGTGCCCCTAGTGTCGAGGCTTGCAGAAAAATTTGCAACAGTGTTTGTACTTATTTCAATAGTTTCGTTGTTCTAAAGCAAATCAATCGCTTCGATAGTTATCGGCGGATGTACATCGCCAATCGTTGAAAACATCACACAACCATTTGCATTCAATACGGCCAATTCTTGCGGCGTAGGTTTCCAAAAAGATGCGACCTGCATCGGACCTTTCATCTTGTCTTTGTATTTTGTGACAGCGTTGCCGCTTGATGTTGCATTGTTTGTTGAATGTTCAATAAATTTCATTGCTTTTACCTTTGACTGCTGATTTTGCACCAAAATAGTGCAAGTGATAAAAAGTGATGTTAGCGTGATAGCTAAGTTGTTGATTTATATAGATTAGTGATGAAGTGATAAAAGTGATACTAGCAAAGTCTTAAGATATATCTCAGGAATAGGGGAGATAGAGAGTTTTCGTATCACTTTTATCACTTTCACTTCACCCCTCGCTAAGTCCTTGATTTCATTAGACTAGTGATAGATGCACCAAAGTGATGCGTATCACTTTCTATCACTTTGGGCCGAATCGCATCATCAAAACAACTTGGAAACGTCCATCACCGCATAAAGCTTGCCGGATGTACCGTATTTTGCCAATGTTGCTTGGTCGATTTCCTTTAAGCAACCTTCAAAACAGAGAGATTGAACGCAACGCATGAAAGATTGAGAAGAACCACCAACACCTAAACGAAACGCCGCGAGTTGAATTAAATTTTGACGCAGGTACGAATAAGAGATTATTTTGTTATTATGCAATGCTTTATCAAATGTATGTTTCGGCAAAGTAGTTGCACTTTCACCAACGTAACGACGTAAGAACTTCTTCGCATCTGCTGTTTGACGTGCATCCCCTTCGCCAACTTCACCACGTTCGAATCGATCAAGCATGCGCTTTGTTCCATCATTGATGATCGTTACAGCCCATCGATATGCGTGGGCATCGATCATCGGATTAAATGGATTGTTGCCAATCGCAACCAACGCTGCAAGTTTCATTGCTTTAACGTGAGCGCGCGACCACACTTGACGTGCTGATTCTTTCGATTCACCTTCCAATGCTCGTTTAGTCACCGACCGATATTGCTCGTTAAGGTGTTGCGCCTCAGCATCCATAAGCACATGTACTGCACGATTCATATGATCCATCTTTAGAATCGTGGTCATGAGTGTTGCAATCTTCGTCAACAGGTCTTGACTAGGTCGCGTTGTGTGAGCCCATGCGTTATAAGTTTCGCTACCCGAATCCTGTTCGATCAAGGTGAAGCGCGGTAATAGGCCGTCGGCCATCATCGTTTCGTTGAGCGCATCCCACAGGTGGACCGGCGCTGTTTCGCCGAGCAATGTGAGTGCTGGCGATTGAATGCTTTCGGTGTTCTTCAGTTTGTCAGCAAACAACGATGCACCTAGATATTGACCTTCGCCGGATTTGGTGAACAGTTCTAGATATGCTTTCTTCAGCAGCTTTATCGGAGATGGGGCACGAGGATGCGTGAGGTTTTGTAATTCAATCCCAAATTCAGTTTGAATTGAAAGGCACGATTTGCGTTCCTTAATTGCAGCATATAAGGCTTGTCCTGACGCAATTTGATCCGCGCCAAAGTACGATTTAGAACCGGGTAAAATCTCGCCGATAGCATTAGCAAGTTTCGATATCCCTCCTGCCATAGCTTCTTTACCCGTACCGGTCGGAGCAACCAGTAGAAGATATAGATTGCATCCCAATCCGTTAACGTTGAAGGCACGGCCACAGATTGCGGAAAGGAATGCGATCGATGCTGTGAGCGCAGTTCGCGGCAAAGGATACGCGCTCTGTGCGTACATGAATTTTGCAATTTCGCCAAGCAAACCCGGCGGCGAATCGAAATCGTCATCCGAACGAATTGCAGGTGCGATGGTGAACGGAGTATCGGCCTTTTCTTGCTCTTTTTGTTCAATTTGCTGTTTAGCGATTTGTGCATTGCGCTCATGATGTTCCCTAAGTTGTCGCTCGATACCGGCAAGTCGCTTTTGTTCTAGCTCTGCTTTTTCGCGAGCTATTTCAGTTAGTATGCGATTGCCTTCAGCGATAAGTGCATCAATATTAATAAGTTCTACTTGCTGATCCAGTGCCTTGTCGATTGTCTTTTGCAAATAGTCTTTACGATATGCTTTATCGCGCTTGCCAAGAACGGACATATGGAAGATGCGGGCAAGCTGCTGATGATTCTGCGTATAGAACGCAAGAATATTCATCAACGCTTGATCGGCATCCGATTGCGATCCCCATGTGCCTTGCCATTCGCCTTTGAATAGTTGAATGAACAAGTGTCCATTTTTGGCAGCATAGGCGCGGTCGCAAATCGATGAATCATCGTCAGTCTGATTACGACTGATTACCGGCGCATCGTCCTTTTGTCCAGCAAGTTCACCGTACAGCGAATCAATAACCTGTTGGCATTCACCAATGGGATCATTACGATAGACATTGCCAGTCATCGTCATATAGCGAAGTTCACTATACATTTCGACGCCCGGTTTGCGCTTGTTGATACCCACAGGTACAGCACCGCGGGCGATGATGTGCAGGCCCTTACCGCTGGGGCTGATTTCTTGATACGTGGCGAATGCAGCGGAAATCTTTTGCTGCGCTTCTTTGAACTTAGCTAGTTCTTCGCCTTCGGCCTTTGGTTCATCTAGATCGATGAAACAATACGGGTCATCTTTCGTCAGTACGAAACCAATGCCGTCAAATCCTTGCACGTCACATGCGAATTCGAATGAAGCCCATGTTTGCGGATTATTAACTTCGGCTTTCAGCCCTTGAACGCACGGCGAATACGGAACCTTTGTAGGCTTTGATCCATTACGATCTTCATAACGCCAAACGACCCATTGCGCTCTATCGCGCAGTTCTTGCGGGATATTTGCGAACATCAGGCCCCCAGCAACTTGCGGCCGCTGAGACGTTCATAGAGAACCTGCACTCTATCCGCCGAACCCTTCTTTATATGCTTACATGCAAACTTCGTAAGCCAATCGATGCTTATGCCTAGTTCGGCCGATAGCTGTTCGTATGTCAGTTCGCGAGGGCGATTGCACAGCATTTCGCGCGTCGCTTCTGTTAGTGATGTGGTCATTGGGACTCGGTAGCCTCTTGGATGCGGGGCGATGTTAACATGGCTTTCCGCAAGATCGGCAGCAAAAAAAGCATAGACAGCACAAAGCGACCCTGATAGAGTCCGTTCCGTGGGATGTCCCCGCAGCAACGTTTAGGGAAAACACCGATGCAAGACCATGACACCATCGCCGCTTTCAATGCCGAAAGCACCGCCGCAGAAACGAAGTCTTCAGCGTTTTATGGCAACCTTGTGCCGTTGGATGATCTTTCATTAGCACTTGCACAATTCATTGAAGCTGGCAACAAGCTAGACAAGATGAAAAAGTCGCTTTTCTATGGGCGTGCTTACGAATCGTTCCGCACTGAAATGGGTTATGTGGAACATCCGTTGAAATGCGAAGATTTGCCAGAAACAGTTTTCCCCGGTTTCGAATCGCAAGGTCGTGACATCATTCATGCGATCATCGGTAAGGCTACAGAAGCCGTCGAGTTGTGCGAACTGCTCGAAACATCGATTCAATCGCACCAACCTGTCGATCAAGTTGGTTATGTGGAAGAAATCGGCGATTCCCGTTGGTATGATCGCATCGGCCTACCAGCCGTGGGCATTACTTGCCGTGAGGCTGACCAGGGCAACTATCGCAAGTTGTCGGCGAAGGCAGCGGCGCAGGCCCGCACGCATGCACGATACGCCGAAGGCTTCAGCGAGAAAGAGGCGATTGTGCGTGATATTCCGGCAGAACGTGCGGGCCTGGAAGCAACGATGCAAGCGCGCGGCGTATGGCCGTTTCCGAAGGCAAACATTCAGCGTTAAATAGCTTGCATGATGCTGCGATGTGTTCTATACTGAATGCGTCGCAGCAATCAAGCAACGACACAAGCAAAGGAATCAAAACCATGTCTGAAGAAGATCGCAACGCCCTGATTGTTCAATGGCGCGAAGCACAAAGACAACTCAATATTTTTAAGGATGCCGAAGCGACATTGCGCGCGCAAATCGTTGCAACCTACTTTGATCCAGCCAAGGAAAAGGGTACTGAGCATCTTCAACTTGGCGAAGGCTACAAGTTGACCTGTGTTAAGAAGTTGACTGCAAAGATTGACCGTTCGCGTATCGATGAAAAGTTGAACGAAATTGAAACTGTCAACGCCGAAGCGAAGTTCATCGCTGACCGTTTGTTCAAGTGGAATCCAGAACTATCCACCACCGAATGGAATGATGTTTCCGAACGCGCCGAAGGTGGCAACGAAACCTGCCAAAAGATCATGGAAATTTTGATCGGCGGTCCGAAGGATATTCCCGTTGTGACGTTTGCACCGGGCATGCCGTCGCTTACCTTCGTTGAACCGAAAGCGAAGTAAAAGTTTACGACACTAGCTCAATCGGATAGAGCATTCGTTTTCTAAACGATAGGTTGCCAGTTCGAATCCAGCGTGTCGTACCAATTCGCCGATTTAGCTCCAATTGGCTAGAGCATCCGCCTTGTAAGCGGGAGGTTTTCGGTTCGAATCCGAACATCGGCACCAATACCCACAGGAACAATATGTATTCAGATAGCGACCCGATTGCGCGTGCAAATGATGCTGTTGCGAGAATTGAAGCCTATATGGCATTGGCTCCGAACGGCTTGGGCGCTACTGTCAAGTCAACGACTGAAAAATATTTGGATAGTTTTGACACGATTGGAGAATTCAGCATTGACGCCAAAATAATGATTCAGCAATATTTGATCGCGAGATTGGCAGTTAGAAATGCACAAGACGTTGACGCATTTTTAGCAATGTGTGACGCAATTTTGAAGGCAGCGCAACGTGGCAATTAAAGTCCAATATACCAACGATGCGCGCGTATTTAATGGGGTTAAATGCGCAGTGTATGGACGTTCAGGGGCGGGTAAAACTCGTCTCGCCGGCACAGGTCCACGCCCGTTCATCTTCAGCGCTGAATCTGGCTTACTGTCACTTCGCAAAGAACGCATTCCATACACGGTAATTAAAACGCTGAAAGAGTTGGAAGATGCCCGAGAATGGGCATTAAAGTCTTCAGAAGCGCGCAATTTTGATACGCTATCGCTTGATTCTGTTTCAGAAATTGCCGAAGTGCTATTGGCAAGCGAGAAGGAAAAGACTCGTGATCCGCGCAAGGCATACGGCGAGTTGAGCACGAAGGTTATCGAAGTGCTACGAGACTTTCGGGATATGCCGCAAAAGCATGTCCTATTCATTGCCAAAGAAGAACAATTGGAAGTGAACGGGGCACGGGTGGCACGTCCGTCGTTTCCGGGGCAGCAATTGTCGCAGCAAATGCCATACTTCTTTGATGAAGTGTTCCAGATTGTTCCATTTGAAGACCCTGCAACCAAGGCTTGGTCGGCGGCATTGAAGACTCGCACGGATCAATACTCCGAAGCGAAAGACCGAAGCGGCGCATTGGACTTGTGGGAACCTCCCAATCTAACGCATATTTTTAACAAAATCATGGCGGCATAATGGAAGAAAATAGACCAGCTAAAGAGTTTTTCATGTCAAATATGTCGAATAAAAATCCTTTTAGCGAACCTGCTCCAACACCACCCAATACAATGCCAATTAGGGCACACGGTCACTACTTCAAAGATGTTTCGCATTTAAAGTTGATTGACATATACAGAGTATTGCAACTTTTTGAAGTTAACGATCCATGTTTGCAACACGCAATTAAGAAATTGCTTGTCGCTGGCGGACGCGGTGCAAAAGACACTGAAAAAGACATTCGAGAGGCAATTGATTCATTGTATCGATTCCTGCAAATGCAATCGGAAAATTCAAATGGCCGATAAAGTTTCCGCAATTTGCGGGGATAATGTTTCCGTAATTAGAAACGGTCAAATGATGATCGTTTCCTTTGTCGGTGCAAACGAAATTGAACAACTTCAAAAGGCAATCGATGGGTATTTGAATACTCGTGCCGATGCACCGCGATGGATGTTCGATTTGTCCGATGCGCTGAATCCTATTCCTGTTCCACAACGGCGTATTTAAACGTCACAATTGAAAGAGTAAGAAATGTCCAAACTTGGTATGAACTTCAATTTCCGTGCTGCCGATTACGATCCCACGCAAGGTGCTGGATCGATGCCGGTCGGTCAGCATCCGGTAATCATCAAAGAATACAAGATTGAACCGACGAAGAACGGCGATGGTGGAATGCTGGTTCTTACGCTGGAAGTAATTGACGGACCCAGCAAGGGTGTCACCGGCCCCCATCGGTTGAATTTGTGGAATCCGAGCGAAGCTGCGGCACGCATTGCCCATTCGCAACTTTCCGCAATTTGCCATGCCGTTGGCGTTGCCGAACTGCAAGACGAAATTACACCGATTCTTGGTCGTCCGTTCCAAGTTGTCGTAACGACTCAACCACAAAACGAAAAGTACACGCAAGTTTCGAAGATTTTGAACATGCAAGGTCAAGAACCGAAGCGTGGCGAATTCGCAAACGGCGGTGCGGCTCTGCAGGGCAACGGCATGCCGCCGCAAGGTTTTGCTGGTCAACCGGCGCAACAAGCACCGCAACAAGCACCGCAACAGGCATTCCAGCCCCCGCAGCCCGCACCGGCGCAAGGTAGCCAACCGTGGGCACAGCCCGCTCCGCAGCAACAGCAAGCCCCTGCTCCTGCTCAATGGGCGCCGCCTGCCGCGCAACCCGCCGCGCAACCCGCCGCAGCAGTTCCCGCCGTTGGCGGATGGCAACAAGGTGCCACGCCAGCCGGTGGCGCAATGCCTTGGCAAAAGTAACGTAACGATAGGGGCTTCGGCCCTTATTTCTAATCAGCCCCGATGGTGAAATTGGTAGACACAAGGGACTTAAAATCCCTCACCGCAAGGTATATCGGTTCGATTCCGATTCGGGGCACCACAGAGTAAAACAAAATGAATATGCGGGCTGTACTCCCCGAACCTATCAATTGCGATATGTGTGCGTCATTCAATATCGTATTTGAAGAGTACAAAAATGCAGGCCATGAGAATCAATGGCCGTGGATTTGGCGTTGCAACGATTGTAAGGCATTTGTTGGATGCCACAATCAAACTCGAATTCCGATGGGGCGTATTGCCGATGCCAACACAAGGCGACTTAGGGCACATGCTCATATTGCATTCGATCCAATATGGCATGAGTTTAAGCTGCTGAGTCGTGTAAAAGCGTATAACTGGTTGGCTAGACAAATGTCGATTGAATCTAGCGAATGTCACTTCGCATGGATGACTGCTGAGCAATTACAAAAAGCCATCGAGTTATCCAAGATTTATATTTTAGAAAACTCACATAAGGCCGATAAGCGGCAGGCAAAACGACATGAGCAAAAACGTAGAACTATTCAATTCGAGCGAGATGCAATCAATCGAAGAAAAGGCGGAACAAAAACCAGAAGAAGCCGTTAAATTGATTAGCCTTTCGGCACCCGGTGCACAGCGCGCATTAGCTGCAAAGATTCTGGCTGATATCGATAACTATTGCGCCACAAAATACGACGATGGTCACCGTTGGCATTTAGGTTCATCGTTAATGGGGCGCGATTGCACGCGTTACCTGTGGTATACGTTTCGCTGGTGCTATCACAAAAAGCATGATGGCCGTCAACAAAGGTTGTTTAATCGCGGGCATTTGGAAGAGCATCGTTTTATTGAATGGTTGAAGGGAATTGGTTGTGAGACGTGGAATGAAACAGAGGATGGCAAGCAGTTTCGGATTAGTGGCGTTATGGGCCACTACGGCGGCAGTTTGGATGGCATTTTGCGCCTCCCTGCCTCTTATGGTGTTGACTGCGCCGCATTCCTCAATGAATTCAAAACCAGCGGAACCGGCCGAAAGTTCGATGAGTTGTGTAAACAAGGTGTCAAGATTGCCAAATATGAACATTATGTTCAAATGTGCCAATACGGCCGGCAATATAAATTTAAATACGCCGTTTACATGTCCATCAACAAAAACGACGATAGCTTGCATGTCGAAGTAGTTGAATTAGATTGGTTGATCGGCGAAGAAACAGAAAAAAAGGCCGAATATATTATCATGTCGCAAACGGCTCCGAAGAAACTTTCTGAATCAGCGGCGTA